CTGGATCCCGACGCAAAGAAGAAAGAGTTGGAGATCATCAAAACTTTGTTGGATTTTGATATTGAAGTCTGGAAAGTTAACATTGGAGAGAACGAAGATGTCGGAACAATGTCGAAGGATAACTTTCAGAAATGTCTAAGCAAAGCGACCCTTATCACATCAGACAACTATTTACTGTTGACATTAGCAATGTCTGTATAACATTATGTCCCGTGACCGTATATTAAAGATGATTGAGAAAGTGCTGTATTTAAGGTCTGTCATGGTTTACGAGATTCGCTATATGGGCGAAGACTTGCTAGATAACATGGAGAGCAAAAAATGAGAAACTTATGGGATAAGATTGTAAGCTTATTTACACCACGTTGCTGCTGCTGCACAGGCGATTGCTGCTAGGGGATTAAACGATGAAGATTAACAAAGCTAAACTGCGACAGATTATCAATGAAGAAGTTGCTTCTTTCATAGACGAGAAGAAAGATAAAGTAAGCAAGAAGATTTCTTACCTTATGGATAAGGAAGACAAGCCACAGGATCAAGCTGTTGCTATTGCTTTGAGTATGAAAGATCGTGGAGAGCTTGAAGAAGGCTTCAAGTCTGGTGAGAAAATAACTCACGACGAGTATGGCGACGGTGTTGTGACCCACCCAGGAACAAAGAACACCGATGTTGCTGTTAAGTTCGAGAAGGACACAGGTCGCGGTAAGAGCATCAAAGTTAGTCGCGGCTCATTGAAGAAGGCTGTTAAGGAAGAGATGGACGCTATGCGCGGTGCAGATCGCCCAGGGGCAGGGATTGAAGATATTGCTCAGCCAGAGGACGAGGAGACCCGTGATCGGGCATTCGATTCTCCCGAAGGACGGCTTGTAACTCTCATCAATGCCCGTGAAGCTCTGGGCAAGATGACTCGGGACGAGTTGAAAGACCTTAGCATGAGTTTGGATGCCGACATGGTTGCTGCGCTTCGCCACATTCTCGCTAACCCGATGTATAAACCACTCGATCAATAAAATCTAAAAATAACACTTGACAGGCTCTATCACTGGTGTATACTGGTGGTAGAGTTTTGTTTTAGGGGATAACGTGTATAAGATTGCTCACATTGCGGACACGCAT